TGTTCTTTTAATTTGTCATACTCTCTTAAAGGTATTGTAACCGTACTTTGCTCATTCTCATAGGTTAAATCGTGGTCATGTGTATCTCTATCAATTGGTTCACTCATCTATTTCGTCCCATTCTTTCTCCCACTCTTTTTCATCTTTTTTACTTACTTTAATTTTACTTGTATCACCTGTCACAGCAGCTTTTAAAAATTGTGATATTACCGAAGTCGTAGGATCCCATGCTCTGATAGATGATCCATCTTGAAATTTAGTACAACCTGCCATTATTAAAAAAACTATGATGTAAAATGTGCCTATGATAAGACCACTATTTTTTAAATGTCTTGAATACTCTCTTATCATCTTCCTAATTTATCTTTTCTACCCATAGGTAATTGTTGTGTTTTTAAATAGACACTACCTTTTTTTGAAGTCCACTCTACCTCAACTAGATTGCCATACTTTTTTACATCATGATTATTTTGATATGACTTAACTGCTTTTTTATAACTCATTGCTTCAATTGTTTTTGGTTCTTCACCGCCAGTAAATTTAAACTCTCTCATCTTAGGCATTACATTTCCTTCACTTTCTTTTTTAATGTCATCTTATATTTTGTTATGTTGTATTTTAGAAATGGTTTATATCTTATCATTCTCTCATACATCTTTGGCCATATCACAGTTTCTTTTATGGATTTATTTAGTCTCTTTGAAAACTTTAGTATGTCATCTAATATAATAAGGGTCTCAAAGTTTATCTTCTTAGATAGGAAGTATTTAAGTATTGGTGGATGTTGACCTTGTTTAGAAGTAAAGATGTCATCAAAACTTAATTTATCTGTAATCATATTTAATATGTATTCAATATCTTGTTCATAATAATAATGAAGTGCTTCTATCCTTCTTGACCACGATTTAAAATTTTCGTCACCAGTTTTGCCAATGATATCCCCAACCCACAGATTAGTATTGGCAGTAAAATTACTGATAAAATAATTAACGATATCAGTATCGCTATAAGTTCTAGACAACTTGTGAAAAAAATATCTATCCCGTCTTTTAGTAAATGTAGCCAACCTTGCTGTTGTTTTCCCAGCGTGTCGGTGATAGTCATAACTCTGGTTTTTACTTGTGAAGTGAAGTTTGATAGCAAGGTAGATTTTATATACTTCAAATCCATTCACTTAAATACTGTTGCCTTGGTTTAAAGATTGTAGATACTTCAACACATTCTCTGGTGAAGACTCTCCATAAGGATCTTCTGGTGTGTCATCTGTCTTACCTGGTTCTACAAACATTTTTTCTATCACACCATTGTTTGCAATCATAGCATATCTCCACGATCTCTGACCAAAACACTTGTCTCTTTTCTGACAAAGCATTCCCATCTCCTGTGTAAACTGACCATTGCCATCAGGTATGACTTTTACATTTTCTAATTTTTGATCTTGTGCCCAAGCATTCATAACAAAAGAATCATTTACTGACATGCAATAAATCTCATCTATGCCATGTTCTTTGAAAACACTTGCTTGTTTTTCGTAACCTGGTAATTGTTGATTAGAACAAGTAGGTGTAAATGCACCTGGTAAAGAGAATACTAAAACTCTCTTATCTTTAAAGTAAGTATCTGTATTTGTATCAACCCATTCACCCAATTCTCTTACTCTAAAATTGACATGGGGTACTTGCATATTTATTTTATCATCAAACATAATTATAATGGTAGTTTTGCTACCTTCTCCTTCAACATATTTAAATTTTGTGCTTCGTAAGCAATCTTTTCTTTTAATGTTTTATTAATCATTGATTTGGTATTACTAGGATCAATCTCGTGTTTCTTACAATACTCTAGAATAGCATCCATATAACTAATCTTTTTTTCTTTTACCATATTCTCTATGATAAAAGCAAACTTATTGGGTGTCAAATCACTCATTAATACATCTATTATACATCATTCGTTAATTATTGTCAAGCGTGTAATGTAGATAACTACCGATCATGTACTTCGGTTTATCTATCGGTGTCATTCCTTGATGTAACCATGGCCACAGTGGTGGAAACATTAGTAAAGAACCTTTAACACATGGTGACGCCAATCCTAATTGTGGAAAGTTAGTCTCACCTCTTTGATTATTATCTAGGTATATGAAGAACACTAGAAACCTTTTTGCCGATTCTAAACTAATAGAATCAACATGAGGATCAAAACGATCTTTGCCATTTGCTAGATATTTCTTTAACCTTATTTCTTCAAAGGCATATTTCTTCGGCCACATCTGACTTGTGATAACACAATCATTTTTATATTGTTGTAAATATTTTGTGAATACGGATGATAGGTTTGATATATCATCTTGCCATTGACTTTTATTTAAATTAACTTGTGTAAATGACATGGGACCTTGATCGTAGGTCTCTTTGTTAGTATCATCTTCAAATTTTGTAATTAACTCATCACAATATTTGTCACTTATTACATTTTTATATATTTGTATATAGTTGTTCATTCATATTATAGTATATATGCTTTTACCTAAATTAGGATTTAATTGCATTTCAAAGGTATGAAATATCATACACTTGTATGGATCAGTTGGTGTCTCTGCTACTGCTAATGTTTGATGTTTATCATTAATGTAATATTTTATAGCATAAACTATATTACCATCTTCTTTAGCATTTTCTTTACCAAAACTTACATTTACAATTGTAAACTCATTATCTTCTATATATCTATCCACATCTTCTGGTAAACCACACATCATTGGATAAGACATGAATTGTAAATTATATTCTGATCGTTTATCTTCAGCTTTTGCGTGATTAAATGTAAGTGTCATACTAAATAGAAAAACTAAAGCAACAAATATTGCAGGTAAGTTATCTAGTATCTTGTTTTTCATCTTTAAACTTTCTATGAAACTCCTCTATGGCGGGTTTAAGGAGAGGTAAATAATCCTTTTTATTTTTTATGAAAGTTTGAGTTGCACCTTCTTCAGTTACTATTAATATAACTATCTGGTCGATAGGTTGTCCGTACATTTCTTCGTACATTTCACAATAAGCAGAGGTCTGTATAAAGTAGTTTTCTACCCACTCTTCCTTTTTCTCTTTCGTTGAGGTTTTAAAATCTATTACTGAAAGTTTACCATTAAATTCTGCAATACAATCCACACGACCTGCAACGCCCCATTTATGACTACATAGATTTCCTTCTTGTAGTACAATATTATTTATATTATCTAGTTCAGTTTTTAGTATGCTAAACAGCGCTGTAGGTAAAACATCTTGCTTTGATAACTCTCTATTGTTAAGATAATCCTCTGTCAAGGTGTGTACTGCTGTTCCTCTTTTCGCAGCATTTCTCATTATTGTATTTGCTACCTGTTCACCAACTGACTCACGCCATCTGGTTATACCTTCATTGCCTCTTTCCGATAGCACAGTTGTGATTGACGGATACTTTTTGCCGTCAGGTAAGACATAAAATCTTTTACCTTTTATTGTCTCGGTCGTAAGTTCGATTGGTTTTGTGGGTAAGGGAATATGAGTAAATTGCTTTACCTCAAAATTCTTTTTAAAATATTCGTGTAATGGATTCATAATATAATTATAACACATTTAAGTGCTTCTGTAAAGCATTAACATGTCATTATGTTCTTCTTTACTGACTATACCAAGCGCTCAGTTAGGTTTATACTCAACGTATTGTGTCTTACCTTGATCGTTTCTAAATGCTCTTAGTGTTTGTTTTCTATTATCAGTAGGTGACTTGTATGAGCAATGTATCCAACCGCTATTAGGTTCTTCTGGTTTATGATACTCCAATATCAATTGGTCAAAATCTAGATTCTCTGCTATCCATTTTGCTAGTTCAGCATTCGGCACGCCAAATATCTCGAAGTCAGCAGCCTGACCCTTAGCATGCTGTGAATTTTTTGATGACCCTATTGCTTCACATAGGTCTTCACTTCTAAACCCACTTGATACTGTCACTGGTGTAGCATAGTGATCTCTAACAGGTTGTAGTATATTCTCACATAATTTTTGTAATGATGTAATCTGATCGTCATTAGGATTATTATTAATACCTTTACGCTCAGCAGTCTGACTAGCCGTCATTTCTTTTAGGCTAAAATTTTTACTTAGTTTCATTGATTATCCTTTTATTTTCCACGTGTGATAGCAACAATCTTTTTTAATTGTGCTTCTATGACCTCTGCTCTATTTGGCCAATGTATGTATGCCTCTGGTGATTTAGCAAGTTTAATTAATAGAGGTATGATTAATTTTTCTAATGCCTTAAATTTTTCTCTTTGTTCTTTGCCAAGATTATCTTTTCTCAGATCATACTCATCGTCCATCTGTTTCTTAGCAATTTCTAATTCTGTTTCGTTCTTAGCA